ATTGACCTTTACGACACTGACTTGGAAATCACCATATCTGAGATTGCCAAAATATCCGGTCGCGAGGTGTCTGAATTAAAGAAAATACTCAACGGCTCTAAGGGTCGCAAAATTCGATGCGACATGACGCGCCAGCTTCACGTTGATAATTTTTACGCCAAGCGACGCACCGGCGAATACTAAACGACAGCTTCTCCCTGACCCCTCGCTTCGGCGGGGGGTTTTACTTTGTGTCGGTCTTCTTCGCCTTGTCGAATGACCGCATGCCGCCAATGCCGAGCATGCCAAACATCAGCGGCATCATGACCGACATGTCCGCCTGCGGAATTTCGACGCCAAACCCAGCCGCAATCGGCGACACCATATAGTTGATGCCCAGCGACAGGCCGCATATCCAGCCTATAAGGGGCCGCCAGCTCGCTTGGAACCAGTTCCCCTTGGCATCCGCCTTCAGCACCTCTATCTGCGCCAGAGCAAGCTCCTGCGCGTGTTTCTCGGCCATTGTGGCGAGGTCGTGCGCCAGCTTGTTCTTTGTATCCGCGTCTGGGATAAACTTGTCGAGGATGCCGCTAACGGCCGGTATCAGTGCTGTAATCATTTCTCGTGTCCTAACCATAAGCCAAAGGCGCCAGTCATCGCCCCAGTAACAGTCGCTGTCAGACCGGCGGCTTCAATCGTCATCGCCTCTGGCGGTAGCGAAATAAACCACTCAATGACGCGAATATACATGAACGTCATTACGAACATCATTATGCGCGGCAGTATCTTCCAGCGCAAAAAGCGCTCCATCGTAATCTCAGCCATTAACCAAATTCCTCATTCGGCCAACCAAACGCTTTGCCCGGTTCGGCACCTGATCGTGCCAGCGGCTGTCGACCATCTCGTCTGCGGCCCGGTTCCAGTCACGCGCGTCGACTGCGGCCTTCATGTTTTTGAATTTGGACAGCCGAGGGTAGCCGAGGTTGAACATCATGTTCGCAATAATAAGCTGACACTCTTCTGGCAGTTCGTCGAAGTCTGGGTACAGCCGGTCGCAGTCCTCTAGCGTCACAATGATGTCGAGGTTAAACGCTCGGCGCACGCGCTCTTCTGGCACCGGCGTGCCGACCGGCTCGCCGTGTTCTGGGTCGGCCTCTACTATCAAGTGGCCGATGCCAAACGTCGGCAGTCCGAGGTGGTCGAGATAAATTTCGTACTTGCACCCCTCATCGTCGGCCAGCTCTTTGCGTAATTGGTCTTTGTTCATCGTCTCACTTCCCGCACAATTTCAATCGCCTTAAAAAACGACGCGCGCTCCGCCTCAGGCGCATCAAATAACTTGGGCGACACGCGCTTCGTATATTGGCGCACCGACCTTGTTGGCATCCACAGCGTGCGCCTATGTTCAGCGCCGACAAGGCATAAAAGGTCATAGTCTTTCTCATCCGGTAAATGTTTAGTTTTGCATCCACTGCCAAGCTGGAAATGGTACACCGGACTGCGACGCCGTTCTTTCGCAACCAGATGGCTAGTCTTGACTTGCACGCGGTAAAATTCATTTTCGTCACTCCAGCAAACCAGATCGACCCTGTCCTGTTGCGCCATCGAGACGCGAAACCCAAACTGCAACACAGCCGCCGCCGCGATATACTCGCCCATCAAGCCAATAGCTGTGTGGCTAATCACGCTACCCCCTAGCGAACGCCATCCAAAAAATCCAGCCCAATGCTACCGCCGTTAGCGTGCCTAACACAATAGCCGCCAGAACCTCGATAAGTTTTTGCCTCGCTTCCTGCTGTTTGTAAATCATTTCTTGTCGCTCTTTTCTAATACGGCCTTCAAGCTGGATCAAGTCGGCCCAAGCCTGTGGCCCGTAGGTCATTTGCAGATACTGTTTCAGCTCGGCGCGTTGGCTCTCCATTTTGCGTTTGGCCGCGTAGATTTGCAGGGCTTCGGCTTGCACAGCCTCGGCGCTTTTTAGCTTTTTGAATATGGACGGGTTCTTCGCCTGCTTCTCAGCCTGATCTATGTCGCTGGCCGCCTTCATCCATCTCGACACATCATTTATACATGCCTCGACGTCCCGGCCCGCGCTGACCATTTGCTTTATCGTGTTAAATGCGGCCGTAGCCCCACTGAGCGCCGCGCCTATCGTGATCGGGTCTATGTCAGCCTCCCCGGTGCCAGTGGCTTACACTTGTATGATTGTGGCATGATCGCGCCCTTGTGAATAGACGCAATGTCGTTGCCCATTTCATGCGCCCGGCTGACGCATTGCTCTCTTGTGGCCCACGGGCCAGTCGTGTCGTGATATTCCCAGCAATTTTCGGGATAGGCCACGCTACAGGCTAGGACGATTACCTTGAACATCAGGCACGGCCAAGCGCCTTGTCGAGCTTGTCCTCGACCCGATGCAGGGCGTCCATCACCTGACGCATGTCGTCACGCAATTCCATCCGCGTGGCGTACTCTTCACGGGTCTTGTTCAGCAGAATGTTGAGCCGCTTCTGCTCTTTGCTTTGCTCTGACAGGAACCAAGCGAGGCCAGCCACGACTAGCCCGATAAGCATGTCGATGAGGCTGGTCATTTCCATAGCTTATGCCTCAGGCCAGTCGTTGATTGGTGCGTTGCCATCTTCCGGCGCGTCATACAGCGCCATAAAGCCAGCGTGGGTAGTCACAGCGCTGATAGCGGCTTCGATGTCGTTAGACGCCTTCCTGACGGCGGCGCGATAGGCCAGTGTGTCGGCATCAATGTCGGTGCCGTTTTCGGCAGAGCGCACGACCATCCAGTCTGTCGGTGACAGCAAGCCAGCCGCAGTCACTTTGACCTGCGCGATTGCGTTGCTCTTGAGACCCTTTGTGACGACTTGGTTGCCATTAATGTCGAGCATAGGTGTGCCGTCCTCGTTGGTCTCGTTGACATCATCAAGGGCGCGTTCAACGCCAGCCGACCAGTAAAAGCGATTGTCATAGCTGGTGTCTGGGTCAGCCTCATACACAAGCCCGATTTCGGCTTTGCGCTCATCCGACATACGCATCCAGTTTGCTGGGTGTTGCAGACCGTCATCTGAAGACCACGCCCGACCAGCGCGGATGATTTTACCATTGTATGTATATGCCATTGGTTATCTCCTATCTGGCGTTGCTATATTTAAACGGGGCTTCGGCAAAGGCGAGGTAGATGTAGTTGCCGCTTGATGCGTTGAATTTCCCGTTTGTTGTTCTGATTTTAAATCCATTGGATAGCAAATCAATCTCCTCGCCAGAACCTTCCGAATTAGACAAGTTTGGATAGAGTGAAAGGTTGGCGGGATTATATGTTGGACGCTGGTCGTCTTTTATAATCCAGTCTCTAGCCGCATTTGTTTGTTTCGCCAGCACAAAAGCTGGTCTAAACCCTGTGTAAACAAACGTGCCATCTGCGGAACCGTTGCCGACATAGGTGCCAAACTTGCTGAAGCCTTCCTTTTCTGCAAATGCGTAGCAGATATAATCTTCACTGCTTGTATTAACAAATCCGCCATTGCCAAGTGTAATAACACTACTGCTAGGCAATGTGCTATTCAACAAATTGGTTGCAGTGCTTACAGCGGTGGTTTGATAGAGTCGCAAATACTGTGTTGCAGTAAAACCTTTGTGCCAGTTGACCCACGCTTCGGCAGTTGAATAGCGTTTAATAATAATATGGTCTGGCGTTACACCTAGATTGTGACCAATCGTTGCGCCGCTAGTGCTGTTGCCTGTATATTTTATAATGCTTATTCCGGCATCTGCATTAGTTGAAACTGATGTAGTGATACTGCCATCTGTATTGCTGACTGCTGTACCTCCAGCTTTCCAATTCCAAGCGACAAACGTACCGCCCGATGTGTTTGCCCTAGCACCGTTTGTTGACCCGACACTAACAGTAAAACCATCGCTATCAAACGATTTCAAAATGCCGTATTGGTTGTTTGTAATTTCGGCATCGGTGGAAGTTGAATTTAAATCTTTTGTCGCACCCCGCACACTGTCATTAAGGAAATGTGGGTTTGCATTGTTTCGCCGCTTGATCCAGACGAGGTCGGGCTGATGCCCAACGCCAGTGATTGCATTTGATGTTGTACCATCACCAGTATATAGCACCGTGTTGAAGTTTTCATCACTCGTTGTGTCGCTGTTCGGGCCGATGGTTGGCTCTGGTAGGTTGGCTGAACAGAGGGCTAAGAAGCCGTCCTCAATGTAATTAAAATCGCCATTGCCGTTAGCATCACTTAGACCACCAGATGTTATGCCATTTGAAAAACTGCCATCAGCA